CTGAATACTAGGGCACGATTGCGAAGGAGCACGCGCCGCAGGCATGAACACGGCGTCTTGAAGAGCGCGGCCGACGCAATCGTTCGACGCGCAGAAGGTGTCTGCGGACACGACGGACGCAGAACTGGGCAAACTTCCAAAATCCCTCTTCAATGCTACACACCCTGGTAAAGTTGATTTGGATGCGTCGGAAATGCAACCGTACCCATTTTGTGTAGCGTTCCAGCATGCACATTTATCGTTGGTCGGGTTGGCCCTGCAAAAGTTATTCACGAGTGTGCTGGCTATTCCCTTGTTCACGTCGTCTCTTGCCAATGTGCTTTTGAATACATTATTGATTGTCGTCAGACACGTGGATTCTGTAGATGTGCTGGCGCAAAATCCAAGCTTCACAGTGTTCCAGGACGTGCCGGTTCTCGAGTCGCTGAAGAAGTTTTTACACTCGGACTTGTCGATGTTGACCTGTTGTGAACAGTATTCCAACTTTGCTTGGGCCCACGACGCATCTGTAAGGATCTCAGTTCCTAGATTTTCGTTGAAAATACCAGCGTTTATGAATTTAGGCATGTTGATTGTCGAGTAGTCGCATTTACGAAGCAAATCGGAACTTAATGCACCGCCGGAACATCCTGCACCGCCGGAATTACATGCACTGCCGTCTCTATTTGCATAATTACCCGCGACAGGCCGACCAAGCTCCGGTGGGCAATAACTTAGAATAAATGCCGAAGGACACTGCCCGTTGTAATTGGCACCAAAACCCTGGAGTGGTTTTCCTTTCCAATCACCGTAGTTGTTGAAGCCGCCGCAGTTCCCCCCGTTTACAGAATCTTGAGCCCTTGCGCCATATTCAATAGATTTTGCAGCCGTAATGGGCTTGCCTGTGTATGTGGCAATAGGCGCCGGGTTCTTCTTGTCTCCGTTTTTCTGATTGGGATTTGTTCCGGGACGCCGTCCAGCTCCTTGCAGCCACAAGGCGCCACTTTTATCGAGAACGTACCCCTGACACTGCGCGAACGTGTCACACGCAAGACTCGCCTGATTATCATCAAACCCGCCATTCCAGTACAGGTCATTCCACCCTTTTATTGGACCTAACCCACCTATATCGTAATTCGTCTTGGGGTCGTACGCCATCCTATTTTGTACTGATAAAAAAATTACAAGCTACTGAGATATGAAAGGGGTGGTCCACACCCCCTACTACGACTGGGACGGCCGCAAGTACCTGGAGGTCGTCTTTGAAAATTCAAAGACTCCGACCCGCATCAAAGTTCCATTCAGGTACGGCCGCGTCATGTGCCGCGCTGAAGGTCTGAAGACGGTTCAGGAACTTCAGAAGGGTGATCAAATTGAAATTGAAATTGAAAAGAAGGTTTGGGACGGCGTCACCCACTTGATCCTCACGAGCTTTAGAGAAATTACAGACTCTTAGGGTAAGAGGTGAATGGCCCTACTGACCAGGAACGGATACATTGTCCAATCGGAAAACGAGTCTGAAATAAAGCGTGACCTCACTGTAAAACCACTTACAAATGCTCTTGGGTCTTCCGGGCCCGGGTTCGGTCCCTCCTTCAAGGTTTTCAGACAAGTCAAAGGTGAAAAGACTCTGGTTGTCCCCCGCTATTATGGCCTCGGGAAGTTCGGGCTTCCCCCCAGAGATACCCGCCCTGTTTGCGCTGGGGCTCCTGGGATTGGTTTCACTGGACGCTTACGAGACGCGACGCGACAGCCTGAAGCTTTTTCAGCAGGTGTCAAAGCCTTTGAAGAAACGGGAGGCGGCGTTCTGTCGCTCCCATGCGGTTTTGGGAAGAGCTGTATGGCCTTGGCGTTTTCAGCGCACCTGAAGGTTCGGACCATGATTGTCGTCCACAAAGAGTTCTTGGCGAACCAGTGGGTCGAGAAGATCAAGGAGTTTTGTCCAGGTGCCACCATCGGCCGTGTTCAGGGTGACGTTTTTGACATTGAAAAGGATTTCGTCATTGCCATGATTCAGACCATGTGTATGCGAGAGTTTGAAAAGAAGGCTTTTGATTCCATAGGCCTCCTTGTAGTTGACGAGGCGCATCACATTGGCGCACCCGCCTTTTCACAATTCATGTTCAAGATTTGCCCAAAGTTCACTCTCGGACTTACTGCGACGCCAGAACGCAAAGATGGTCTCACCAGGCTCCTGTACTGGTTCCTTGGTCCCGAGTTCTTCAAGGTTGAGCGCGTCAACCAAGGGACGACAACAGTCCAGACGCTCAACTATGTGGATGAAGCATTCAAAGAGTCCCCACCCGTAACGCGCTTTGGGCAGCTCAACATGGCTGGTATGATCAACATCGTCACTGGACTCGAGGCAAGGAACACCCTCATCGTTCAGACGGCTGAAAGTGCCCTCGCAGAAGGGAGGAGAGTACTGATACTTTCCGACCGGCGTGAACATTGCTTTTACTTACAAAATAGGCTCGGCTCTAAAGCGAAGCTGTATGTAGGCGGCATGAAGGAGAAAGATCTCGAAGAGTCTTCCCGGGCCCCCATCGTGGTCGCCACCTTTCAGTTGGCTCACGAGGGTCTGGACATTCCTGCTCTCGATACAGTCATCTTATCAACGCCCAAGAGCGACATCAAGCAGTCTATTGGACGTATTATGCGGGAAACGAAGGGCAAAGTGAATAATCCATTGATTTACGACATTGCCGACCATTGGTCCGTGTTTTTCGCCATGTATCGTAAACGACTGAAGGTTTACAAAGAAGGAGGCTTTTGTATTGATGGAGCTGACGTAGCCTCTGAGAAACCTACCGAGGTTTTTGGAAAGGGGACGTGTCTGTTTAATTCCGGATAGAGTCCACGAGGCCCAAGAGAAACACCCCAAAAACAAATCCCATAACTATAAAATTACACTCTGTATTGTCCGTGACTGGAAGTATAGTTTCTTTATTTAAAAGACGCTGAGGCCGTACTGGAGCGGCTTCGTTTTCTTCGAATGGCGCAAAGGCCACTGCCATTACTTAGTGTTTAGAAGTTTTTTGGGTGTGCTCTACTCTGGAAAGGGAATCTCTACGAGATTCTCCCCCTTTCTAGAGGGACACTTCCTTCTTCTTGCTCTTCCCCTTCCCCTTCCCCTTTACAGCCACCTCCCGCGTGTCCGTATCTCCTGCATCGATGCTCACAATGTCGGAAACGTCATCCTCCTCCCTCGCTGGGCGGCTCATCTGGGGTGGTGGTGGCCCCATCATACCCATCAGAGATCCAAAGTCCATGCCAGGTCCCCGCATCTCCCGTCGTAGCCCCCCTGCTGGAGGCTCGTTCGATGCTGGACCCGCGCCCTGCGACCTCTGAACCGCGTCAACCATGTTGCGCATCAGCTCTGGGTTCTGCTTCATCACCTGAGTCACGTTTGGCACCGCCGCCTTGAACATGCTGTTCGTCAGGTGGAACATCATCGCCGACCCGCCCACCATCATGATCAGCTTCACCTCTGGCGCCACTTGCACCTTCGTCTTGTACTTGTTGTAAAGCTCCTCAAACACCCCGTCGTAATCCTCGACGTTCTCCATGCAGTTCTGGGACCAGCCGTTCAGCTCCAGATCGAAAGGATCAAACTTGTCGTTCAGAAACTCCAGGCCAGTCACACAGGCAATCATCATCCGGCGCTGAAACTTGATGGAGCGATCAACCTCAATTGAATATGTCATCCGCTTGTACTCGGTGCGAATCTCCTCAATGTCCGAATAAATGGTCAGACGGGCGCTCGACTGGATACCCTTCTTGTTCAGGCGCGTAATCTTGTTCAGCAAGTCAGCCTTCTCGTCCTCGATCGTCTTGTATCCCTCCGAGGGCGTCTGGTCGCCCTGGAACTGCTGCTGCTGGGTACCGTCCTGCCCACCGAACCCATCATCCATCATGTCCTCACCGTCGTCAAACTCCTCAGCCATTGGAGGGGGTGGTGCCGTGCGCTTCCCAGGGTTCATGAACATGTCCATACCTGCATCGTCAGGAGCAGCCATTGACTCTGATGGACCAGGTGCCCGCTTCGCAAAAGGACTAGGACGGGCAGGCTTGACACGTAGAGGGACCGTCTTCCGAGTAGGCATCTGAATCGAGATTTCGTCAAGAAGCTTGGACTCGTCATCGTTCATATCCATAGGGCCGTCGAATGTCATAGTGGTCTCCATCTCTGGAATCTTTTAAGAAAGGAACTCGCAATCTTTAACGCAGCAAAAAAATATTAGTGAATTATAAATGGCATTCAAAATTGGCAAGATCTTCACTCAGGCTGTGATCATCGGTCTCCTCGTGGCTATCCTGGTCATGCTCCTCCAGGGTCGCGGCAGCACCTATGAGGCTGCTCCCCTGGTGACGATGCCTGGCCCCCAGGCGTCCACGGGTCCCATGAGCCTGACGGAGATTCCCTCGTCTCTGGAGTGCACTGCAGGCCCCTCCGAGAAGGCGGCGTACTATTCGCGTGGTCTGACCCCAGGTGGTCTGTGCGGTGACGGTGACATGATTCGCTCCCAGATTCGCGACTTTTCCATCGAGAACGGCATCGGTGGCTCTCTGCTCGAGCGGACTTGAGACCAAGTCGGCTTGAGGTCCGTAGGACCTCTCGTCTTGTGATCCCGCAGGGGCGAAAACCCTTCGGGTTTCCTGAGTTCCCGCAGGGGCGAAAACCCTTCGGGTTTCCTGAGTTCCCGCTCGGTTTTTAATCTAAATGTAAATTAAATGTGTGACACAGAAGTCTACACTATCCGTGTTGATACAGTGAACACGACGGTTTCAAACGTCGATTTCGTCTCGTATATCAACATTCCTTTGAGAAATGTAGTCAAGGCTGAGCTTCTGAGCGCCAGTATCGCAGCGAACGCAAGTGACACTCCTGCTATTTATATTTATATTGATGAACTCGTGTCTAAATTCAACGATCGTGCTACTCTCCAGTACACCCTCAGTTCTTCCGGTAAAATCTCCACTCAGGGTGCCTTGACCGCCGATCTGCCCAACCTCCAGTATCTCAAGTCGTCTCTGGCGGCCATCCCTACCGATCAGGTTCTCACGCGCACCGTCTACACGGAATCCGGTTCCGGTTTCCCAACCGACGTGATCTTCATCGAACCCATCCGTCAGCTCAAGACCCTGACTGTCAAACTCTTCAAGGCGAACGGTAATTTACTTGGCGACCCAGCTGGTCCCAGTTTGTTAACCTTGCGCTTCACGTGCTCCAAGCCGAACGTGTGCCAGTACGGTGGGCAAATTGTCTGATAGTACTTTATATGGAGTACATCGTGTACGTCGACTCCGATAATCGCAACCAGGATCTCTGGCCAGATTCAAACAGTTATACCCTCCACCTCACCAACCCAATCTTGAATATCTCCGAGGTTGAGTTGGTTTCTGCGCAGTTGCCTAACCTTGCCGCCTCCCAATTCGTTACGCTCGACGTGGCAGAGCTCCGGACGCCCACGCACCTCTGCGCCGATGCGCTGAAAGTGTCAACCCCGACCTCAAACGCATTTGATGGATCTTTTGCCACGATTCCCATCAAAATCTCAGGCGCCGCAGAGTTTTACAACGCCAATTACCGCATCAGCACCAAGTATCCTGCCCGAATCGACAAGCTCGACCGTCTGACCATCTCGTGGCGTCAGCCGAACAGTGGAACTTTGGTCATTTCTGGACGTAATATGTTTCTCCTGAAATTCAAGACGATTCACGTCCCAGACGAACCCGAGCGCCCAGAGAGCCTCCCCCCTCCCGTCACATGGGACAGTGGGGATAATACCAAGATGATGATCATCGGAGGAGTTGCTATTGTGGGTCTTTTGATAATAATCTCCGTAAAAAACAGATAGACGATGTGTGACAGCATCACAAATGGTTTGAGTCGAGGGGGATGTGGAAGTGTCATCGTAAATAATTGCCAACCTCCAATCCCTCCAATGATCTATATTTCAAACGGGAATTCACTCAATACGTTCTATGGCCTCTCGGCATCGAATCTATACAGTTGCAATTCCTTTACAACCGACTTGTACATATCAGGGAATATATATGGAGCAAACCTTATCACGGCAAATGTGACAACTACTTTGAATGCAGTGTCTATAACAAGTTTGGCGTACGCGGGGAATGCATTTGGTCTTTCAAACCTCAACGCCTCAAACCTTACAGGAACAATTTCAAACGCAAATTTTCCAGTCACCACAGTGACTCCAGGTACGTACGGGTCTGGTGCGAACGTCTCACAGATTACAGTGGATCAATATGGTCGCTTGACCGCTGCATCCAACGTTGGGATCCTCTCTTCTCAATGGACAACTGTTAACGGGAACGTGGCTTACCAGAACGGCGTCTCTGTCGGGACCCTCAGTCCCCCGCCCGACGGTTCCAACCTGTTCGTTCTCGGGTCTGCAAACATAACAGACACCCTGAACGTTTCCACCCTGTACGTAAATTCAGCAACCGTCTTTGGGTCATCCACCCTCAACGTCTTTGGAATTTCAAACCTCAATTCAGTCATTGCAAGTCTGTACATTGGTAACGCGTCGGGTCTGTATAGCTTCAATTCCTCAAACATAGTTGGCAACGTGGTTTCTGCAGAGGTGGCCTCGAGCGTCACCAACCCTGCCCAAGGGAACATCACGTCCGTGGGCACCTTGTCGGGCTTGACTGTGAATGGATTTCTCGTCGCTTCCAACGGTTCTGGAATTTCAAACCTCAATTCCTCGAACCTGGTTGGGAACGTTGCAGCGGCCAACGTCGCCTCGAGCGTCACGAACCCTGCCCAGACCAACATCACGTCGGTGGGAACCCTGACGGGCTTGACTGTGAATGGATTGCTCGTCGCCTCCGACGGTTCTGGAATTGCAAACCTCAACTCCTCGAATCTGGTTGGCAACGTTGCAGCCGCCAACGTCGCCTCGAGCGTCACGAACCCTGCACAGGTCAACATCACGTCCGTGGGAACCCTGTCGGGCTTGACTGTGAATGGATTTCTCGTCGCTTCCAACGGTTCTGGAATTTCAAACCTCAATTCCTCGAATCTGATTGGAAACGTTGCAGCAGCAAATGTCGCCTCGAGCGTCACTGACCCTGCCCAAGTGAACATCACGTCCGTAGGCACTCTGACCGGTCTCACAGTGGCGGGATTCCTCGTCGCCTCGAACGGTTCTGGAATTTCAAACCTCAATTCCTCGAACCTAGTTGGGAACGTTGCAGCGGCTAACGTCGCCTCGAGCGTCACGAACCCTGCTCAGCTTAACATAACCTCCGTGGGAACTCTCACGGGGCTGACCGTGGCTGGTGTCCTGACCGCAGACCTCTTCAGTGGAAACGGTTCTGCAATTTCAAACATAACTGGAGCCAGTGTCGTCGGCACGGTCGGAACCGCCCAGAGCGTCACGGTGGCTGCTCAATCCAACATAACGTCCGTGGGAACCCTCACAAGTCTCTCGGTCACTGGGTCGATCGTGGGGGGTACGATTTCAGGTGACGGTCAGGGTCTGTTTGGTATTCACTCCAACGCCATCGTGGGCACGGTGGCAACGGCCAACTCGGTCGTCCAACCGGCTCAACCCAACATCACTTCCGTGGGGCAGTTAACATCGTTAACTGTCAGCGGGTTACTCATCGCTTCCAACGGTTCGGGAATTTCAAACCTTAATTCCTCAAACCTGGTGGGCACCATATCAACTGGTAACTTCCCTACAAGTGGTGTAATTGCAGGACTTTACGGGTCTAGTGTGAATGTGTCGAGTGTGACCGTTGACCAGTACGGCAGGGTCACAAGCGCATCGAACGTCCCTACCCAGTGGTCCAGCAACACAGGGAACGCGATTTACTATGCAAATTACGTGGGCATCGGTGCAACCTTTGTGCCTACTGCAAATCTCCACGTCGTCGGAAACGCTTACGTATCCAACTCGGTCACCACCACCAACATCTTCTTCACAAACACAATTCAGGATACAAATTTACCAACAACATCAGTAACCCCTGGAGGGTACGGATCCGTGTCCAACATCCCCCAGCTTGTCGTGGATCAGTACGGACGGCTCACGAGCGCCGCGAATATAGCATTCACCGCCACGAGTCAGTGGACGTCCGTGAATTCAAACGTGGCTTTTGCAAATGGTGTGAGCATAGGGACCCTCACAAACCCCCCAGTGGGTTCCAACCTGTTCGTCCTCGGCACCGCCAACATAGACGTCATCAACACTTCGTTCCTTTCAATTTCAACCTTGAATTTAGTTTCTGCAAATATTCTCACCTCGAATATAGTGACGGCAAACGTGGGTTCACTCAACGTGTCGGGCCTTGCAAATGTGACAGACCTCACCGTCAGAACTTTCCTGAACGTCTTCAGCACTGCAAACATTGCCAACCTTCGTGTGAATACCTTGGCCAACCTGGTGTCTGCAAACGTCACGACTGCGAACGTCGCGACGGCCAATGCGGTGACGGCGGCCATCGTGACACTCAACACATCAAGCACAGCCAACATCGCCAACCTTCGTGTAGGCGTCTTTGCCAATATCGCGACTGTCAACGCCTCCTCAATTTTTGCAACAAATTCAAACATTGTGACTCTCAACGCTTCCTCAATTTTTGGAACAAATTCAAACCTCGTGAACTCCAACGTGACGACTGGGAATGTCCTTACACTCAACGCCTCCTCATTTTTTGCGACGGGTTCGAACCTCGTGACTCTCAACGCTTCCTCAATTTTTGGAACAAATTCAAACCTTGTATCGGCCAACGTGACGACTGGAAATGTTCTGACCCTCAACGCCTCTTCATTTTTCGCGACGGGTTCGAACCTCGTGACCCTCAACGCCTCTTCAATTTTCGGAA